TTCCTGCCGATACGTTTGCAATGGTGCACAAGGACGAGATGATCGTGCCCGCTGTGGGAGGACAGGCGGACGGGGTGCGCAGCCTCCTCTCGGGCGGTGGTACGCGGCAATCCCCACAGATCAATTTGACGTACAGTGCCGTACATACGGGGCGCACGGATGCGGACGTGCGGCGTGAGATGCGGGATAACGCGAAATACATGGTGAAGGTGCTCAATAGCGAGTACCGAAAATTCAACCGAGGAAATCTAAAGGGGTGATATTGTGGCGACGGCGATATTTCCGGAACTGCGCGGGCTTTCGTGGGATGTGACGAAAACACCGGAGTTCTTCACACTCTCGAAGGTCAGCCCGTCCGGTGTGGATATCGCCGCATCTTTATCCGCCTATCCGCGCTGGCATTTCTCGCTCTCGTATGAGTGCTTGCGTGCGGGTGCGGAGGGCGAGCTTGAAAAGCTTCTTGGCTTCTTCCTCTCTTGTCGCGGCAATGCGGTCGACTTTCTCTATCGTGATCCGAGCGATTATAAGGTCAGTTGTCAAACCTTCGGCGTAGGTGATGGGAGGACGGTGACATTTCAGCTTTGTCATAATATCGGAGGCTTTATTGAGCCCCTCTATGACACGGTGCACGAGACTATCTATGTTGGGGATATCCCATTGAACAGCGGCTATGCAATACGCGGCGGGATCATCTCGTTGACGACACCACCGGCGGCAGGAAAACGGCTCACATGGTCGGGGGACTTTTACTATCGCTGTCGTTTTAAGGAATCTTCGCTCGAGGTTCAAAATTTTGCCTTTAAACTCTGGTCGGCACGGTCGGTCGAATTTGTCACATCAAGGAAGGTGTTTTCGTCATGAAAGAAGCGAATGAGCGGCTGAAACGCCTGTTGATTGAATCGCAAACGTTCTATATCACCGATCTCTATAAGATTACTCTCACAGATGGAACAGTACTGCGTTACACCTCGGCTGACATTGCACTCACGGTTGGCGATGCGCATTATACACCGCTTGCGATTGAGCGCGACGGCACCACGCAGACCAATGATATCAGCGTTGACGAGATGCACCTGACGATCACCGTTGACCCGTCGGAATGCCTTGACGGCAAGACGACCATTATGCAGGCGGTCGCTGCGGGACGGTTTGCAGACGCGGAGGTGGAGCTTCAGCGGCTTTTTTCACCGCAGCCATTCACGATGTTCACGGGACGTGTCGACCCCGATTATGCGCTTCTCTGGTGGCTCGGCAGGCTCAACATTGAGCGTGCGGGCGGCATCATGATCGAGGCGACGGTCGCATCCATGACGGAACTGCTCAACGTCAAATTCCCGACACATCTCTACTATCCACCTTGCATCTACACGCTCGGCGATGCGAGTTGTGGCGTCAATCTGACAAAGTTTCGGCAGCAGGGGACAGCGGCGGGCGGCACGCGCAGCGTCATAGAGTCAGGGCTTGCGATCGAGAATGGCTATCTCGCGCAGGGGAGCATCACGTTCACGTCCGGACGCAATGCGGGCGTGACACGGACAATCCGCACAAACAACGGCGGGAATATCTCGGTCGTTATGCCGTTTTACTATCCACCCACTGTGGGCGATGTGTTTCATGCTCTACCTGCCTGCGACAAAAGTATGAGCTGCTGTAAAGCGCGATTCAACAATCTTGCACGTTTCAGGGGGTATCCGTTCATTCCGGTGCCGGAAACGGCATATTGAGGAGGTTTTGAGATGGATGCAAACGAGCAGGAGGAACGTGAGCGACTGGTCGCTGAGGCGCTATCGTGGCTCGGTACTCCGTATCATCACGCAGGGCGCGTCAAGGGCGGTGGGGCGGACTGCGGCATGCTCATCTTACAGGCGTTTATCAACGTCGGACTCATTGCAGATACCGAGGTCGAATACTATCCAATGGACTGGCATCTGCATCGAAGCATCGAGCGATATCTCGGATGGGTGACACGCTATTGCAAACGGGTGGAGCGCAAAACACCGCTTCCCGGAGATGTTGTCGTCTATCGGTATGGTCGGTGCATCAGTCACGGAGCGCTCGTCATCGACTGGCCGCAGATCATACACGCCTATCTCGGGCTTGGTGTTGTACTTGCCGACGGAAATGATGCGGAGATGCAAAAAAGACAAAGCGGCATCTATAGTTTTTGGGGGTAAGCAATGGGGGCAATCTTTGGCGGAGGCGGGACAGTAAGCACAGCGGACACGCGCATCGGCAGTCTTGCAATCTCACAGAGTACCTATGGTATCGCGATCCCTGTTGTATTTGGTACGGCACGCGTCGCGGGCAATATGATTGACTACATCGACTTTACGGCGATTCCGCACACGACCACAACACGCAGCGGGGGCAAGGGCGGTGGTGGTGTCACCTCGTCCCATACAACGTACACGTACGAGGTTGCGGCGATCTTTGCACTCTGCGAGGGCGAGGTCAAAGGGGTTAAACGTGTATGGAAGAACAAGGAGGTGCACACAAAACTCGAAGACCTCCGCATGAGCGTCTATACAGGTGCAGCATCTCAAGCTCCGTGGCCGTGGATGGTAGGGAAACATCCGGAGCGTGCGCTCAGTTATCCTCAGACGTGTTATGTCGCAAGTCCAAATCTCGAACTCTCGTCCTCTGCAACCGTACCCGCCTTTAATTATGAAGTCGCTGGGCGGGACATCGCCCCTGGGAAACAGGATGCCGCGCCAATCTCCATCATTCGCGGAATCCTATCAGATCGTCAAATCGGCGTCGGGTTTCCTGTGCAGTATCTCGCGGATACCACACAATTTGAGCACTATTGTGTGGTCAATGGAATCTATTTCTCACCGGCATACGATAGCCAGAAGGAGGCGCATGAACTCATCTCCGCTCTTCTGGAGGCAGCAAATGCAGCGCCCGTATGGAGTCAAGGAAAACTAAAGATTGTTCCGTATGGGCTGATGAAGCAGACGGCAAACGGCGTGATCTACACACCGCCGAAGGCACCACTCTATGACATCACACATGACGATCTCGTTTATACCGAGGGCGAGACACCGATCACGATCCGACCGAATCTGACGACGGATCGCTACAACGTTCAGCCCGTTGAAATCCTTAACCGCAGAAACGACTACAACGTCGAACCAATCAAGGCAACGGATGATGCCGACATCAGTCAGCGCGGCATCCGCACGGCTGACAGTATCGAAATGCACTTTATCACGGAGCCGGATGTTGCGGCATTCGCGGCACAAGCAATCCTTCAACGCAAACTCTACATTGCCGCCCAATACGAATTTACACTTTCGTGGCGGCACTGCCTCCTCGATCCGATGGATGTGGTGACACTCACGGATGAGATTCTGGGGCTGGATCATCATCCTGTGCGCATCCTCACGATCGAGGAAGACGAAGCACTCAATCTCAAAATCACGGCGGAGGATTGCCCGGATGGGATCAACAGTCCGACCGTCTATACGACACAGACAGCACAGCGCCCAAAGATGGATTACAATATTGCATCCGGAAGCGTCGTACGTCCCGTTGTTTTTAATCCTCCACCGGAGATGACTGCGACGGGATTTGAAACGTGGATCGCAACAAGCGGAGATTCTCCAAACTGGGGCGGGTGTACGGTCTGGGTAAGTACAGACGGCAGCACTTATAAGAGTGTTGGTAAGGTTGACAGTCCTGCGCGGCGCGGCGAACTTCTCGGAGAATTGCCGATTGGCATGGCTGCGGATGAGAAAAATGCCCTACATGTGCGCCTTTTCTCCGGTGATGAACTCCTCTCCGGCACATGGGATGATGCAGAGGCATATCGTACAGCGTGCTATGTGGATGGCGAGATCATCGCTTATCGCCGCGCAAAACTGACTGACGTGCGTACTTATGAGCTTTCGCCGCTGCGGCGCGGCGGGTATGGTTCGCTGATCGGTGCACATCCCACGGGCAGCACATTCGTTCGTCTGGACGCAGCGGTATTCAAATATCCTTATGAAACATCCGATCTTGGAAAGAAAATTTATTTGAAATTCACGTCGTTCAATATTTACGGTACTGCCGAGGAGTCCCTTGCAGAAGTTGAGGCATACGAACACACACTGAACTGCCCCATGCCGCAGGAAGTTGCAAACATCACACTTGATGAGGATACCTACCGTCTTCGTGATGGCACCGTTTTATCCGATGTTCTTGTCGCCTTTCAGGGAACTTCAAAGGGGCTTGTCAGAGGGTATAACATCTATTATGAACTCAATAAGAGCGGTTCTTGGCAGTTTTCGGGCACTGCTGCCGACGGCGACTATCGCATCAAGGCGTTGCCGCAGGCGCAGCACGTTCGCGTCAAGGTAACGACGGTCACGAAGTACGGCGTCGAATCTGCTGGGGCTGTGAGCGATGAAATTACGCTCGTCGGGAAGAGCGCACCGCCACCGGACGTGACAGGCCTCCATCTCCGGCAGAACCCATACAACCGCGAAGAAGTGCTTCTCACATGGGATGACTTGACGCTCTCGGATATACCCGATCTACGCGGCTATGAAATACGACTCGGTGATTCGGGCTGGGGGAATGCGAAGAAGCTGAACGGCGATCCTGTCTTTCGGAACGAGTTCAGCCATATAGTCAAAGCTGACGGCTCATATACCTACCGTATAAAGGCACTTGATAACAGCGGCAATTATTCCGTCAATGACACATACGTTACAGAGCAGATTCGCGTCGTGCCCGACGCCGTAACAGACCTGAAGGCTGTACAGAGCAAGCAGGATCGCAGTAAGGCGGTCATTTCCTTTATACCATCACCCGGCGAGGATATTGCACGATACATTATCAAACAGGGTGATGACTGGAAGACAGGTACGCTCATCGTCGCGACCAAAGAGACTGCGCATGCGTGGAGCGTTCCGGCATCCGGCACCTATAACATCATGGTGCAGGCGGTTACGATTGCGGGGCAAGTATCGCCGATCGCCAATGTGTCCATCACGATCACGATCGAACCGCTTGACGTGACGGGCTTTCGTGCAGCGCAGTCACGCACAGATAAATCCGTTGTGCGGCTCTCATGGGATACTGTCTCGGATGCAGATACCGCCTATTACATCGTCAAGGAAGGCGATACATGGGAGACGGGGCGCGTCATTGCACCGCGTATCTCGGGCGTCTACTATGATCTCAAGATCACAGAGGAGCGCATTCTTTCATGGATGATTAAAGCGGTTACGATCGCGGGGCATGAATCGCAGTACGCTGCAAGCCTATCCTCTGTCTTTTCACTCAACCCATCTCCTGTCCGTGATTTCCAATGCAGACAGGCAGAAGATGACCGCTCACGTCTCATGCTGCAATGGAGCCGTGTTGAAGATGGTGATCTCAAAGGGTATGAGGTGCGGATCGGCGATGCGTGGGAGACTTCGGAGGCGCTACCGCTCACCGGCGAACTTTATGCTTCGTATAAAATGCAGGAATCGCGGAGCATTCGTATTATGATTAAGGCACTCAATGCAGCCGGCTACTATTCGGATGAAACGTCGATTTCCTATCAGGCAAAACTTGAACCCGCTGATATTCAAAACCTCAAAGCATTCCAAAATGGTGACAAAGTTGAACTCTACTGGGACATACCAAAAGAGAAAGATATCGCGGGCTACGAGATCCATGAGGGGAACTCTTGGGAGAACGGTCAGGTCGTTGCGATCGGTGTTCTAATGCCGAGTTATGTCGCTGAGATTGATACCTGCCGCTCCTATCGTTATACCGTCAAAGCGGTCAATAAGGCGGGACATTACAGCACCCTCGCGGCAGCAGTTACGATTACCATCACCGAACTTATGCCGAAAAATATTATCCAGTCCTATGATGAGCTAACGGCAGCAAATGGCGTTCATGAGGGAACCGAATATGCGAAATCCAGCATCAACTGGCAGACCATAGGGGGCAGGTTTTCGGACTATCCAAAGGTCAGATTTGCCGATGCAGGTGGCGGAAATGTTCTGCGGCTCAAAAAGACTGGCGCGGGATATGCAAAGACGGGCATTTATACCTGCAAGACCATTGATGTTGGGAGTGTAATTACCGCCAATATCACGACGACATTCAATAATACGGCGGTGTTTCGGGACAATGGCTCCATTTCGCTGGAGGTGCGGACGAGTCAGGATGGGAACGTTTGGATTGACTGGAACATTTTTAAGCCGCTTCAATTCACGTTCCGTTATGTACAGTTTCGCATCCGTATGAGCGGTGACGGCACACGTTCTCCCGAGGTCAGCCGTTTCGTCGTACAGATTGATGTTCCGGATACGGATATTTCAACGAGTGCAAAAGTTGTGCGCGGCGGCAGCCGTGTTGCTTACGGACATACCTACTACACCGTGCCTGTCGTCATTCCGGCGGCGATCGGCGAGGGACTGCATGCAGAACTGATCAGTAAGACGAAAACGGACTGTATGATCAAGGTTAAAGACCGCAATAACAATGATGTTGGTGGTAATGTGGATATACGGATCAAGGGGTATTGAGGAGGCGAGAGTATGGCGTTTGATGCGACAAAACCAGAGGATCAGGGCTTTTTAGCGGATTTTCCGCCGGAAATGCGTGAACAGCTGCGGGCTATTATTCATGACGCGATCGTCAATGCCGGACAGGTCAAGGGATTGGTGCCCGGGAACGGTGGTGGAAATCTTGCCGTCAATAACGGGACGTTGAATCAGAAGCTCAATGCGGCGATGCTTGAAGGGAAGGGGGCTGGTGCATTTGCATCCGCAGGGCATACGCACGCGACGGCAACTCCAAGCAGTAATGGCCTTATGAGCAATACCGACAAGGTGAAACTCAACAGCGTCAATACAGGTGCCGAGGTCAATCAAAATGCCTTTGCAAATGTCAGCGTCGGCGGTACGGTCATACAGGCGGACAGTAAGAGCGACACACTCACCCTTGCGGCAGGAAAAAATATAACATTAACACCCGATGCGGCGAATGACTGTGTTACGATCTCCTTGAGTGGGGCAGTCGAATCTGCGAGTGCTGCAAGTAAATTATCCAATGCGCGGACGATCACGCTTGACGGAAAGGTCAAAGCGGCGGGCGTTGCGTTTGATGGTACGAAAAATATTACACTGAATGTCACAGGGGTAACGGCAGACTCCTGTACGGGCAACGCAGCAACAGCAACGCGTCTCAGTGCATCGCGCATCATTCGGCTCACGGGTAATACGCGCGGCGATGGCTCCTTTGATGGTTCGGGTAATGTTACGATCGACACGACGACTGTATCCTCGCAATGTGTTGAGGAAATGTCGGCGCGTAACGACTTCAAAGATCTTGTGAAAGCCTGCATGGCGCTCCATGATTATTTTCGCATCGGTGTCGGTGGCAAGGATGGCGCCGGTTATGCTGAGATTGCAACTGCTGACGAGGCGAATGAGCCAATCTATGTACGGCAGTATACGGGCATGTTTCAGAAGCTCATTCGTACACTCACGTTGCTGGATGGGAACGGCAACACATCATTTCCGGGGGAAGTCTCGGCACGGGCATTTCATGGAAAGGCGGACAGCGCTTTGAATGCAGCGAGACTTGAAGGGCATAGCATTGAACAGATTCGTTCGTTTGGGACGCAGGTCGCCGTATTGACGGGGGAAATTGCCCATGGTGGGACAATCCCACTTCCAGCAGGATATACAGAAGCACAGTGTAAATGGATGGTATCTATGCGGGTTCCATGGGTAGAGAAAATGGATGGAAAAAGACCAATAGGCAATTTTATAACATGTTATACGACAGGGAGAGTCGTTGTCTGTGCCGGAGGAAGTCCACCTATGGCAGGATTTTCAAGTACAGCAAATTATATAGTCATAGGAGTAAAATAATGTATTACATATTTGACGCAGACGGTAACTGCATATGCTCCTGCAATATACAACCTAATATGAATGATCTTATGGAACGTGGAGAATCTTTTATAGAGCGTTTAGAATACCTTGACATTGAGCAGATTGCTCTTGTAGACGGACAAATACAAACGAAAAATATTCAGACGCCTAATACAGCAACTGAAACAGAGGACGCTGACCCTTCCATATCAAATGAGATTATGGATATGGCAGAGATCATATTAGATATGTCCGATACCATTAAGACGATCCAGAAAGGAGGTGATACCCCATGACGCTTTATACATTTCGTGCGCGTGCCTATGCAATCCTCGTCAAAGGCGGGCGCTACATCCTCACCGAAGCCGATCGCACGAACGAGGCGCAGAAAGTTGTTCCGGCAGAGTATATGGAGATGGTCGCTGAATATCTTTTGATGTAGGTGACAAGAAGGTTTCAAATAGTCTTCAAAAAGCATAAAATAACGGCTCAAAAACAGGAAAAATCCTAGATTTAAAGCCGTTATTTTTATGAAAACGCTTGACAACACCACCCAATGAGTGGTATAATAAAAACATAGAAAGGAGGTGAGAGTGTGGGAGATATAATAAGCCTTGTAACAGCGATGATAAACCTAGCGACGGCGATCATCCTGTACAAGGCTGCTAGAAGGAAGTAAGAGCTTCCGAGAGGGCTTCAAGCCCTCTCCCCCGCAAGGGGGATCTTACTTTCATTATATCTACCATGCGGAAAAAATGCAAGAGATCACAATGGTTATCTCGGTCGTGGCTCTTGTCATCGCCGCAGCGGCTTGTTACAAAGCCGTCCGTCGATGATAGACGAAAGGAGGAGGGGCGTATGAGTGCAAGTATAAAGGAAGCTCGTCAGGCAGCGGGCTTGACACAAAAAAGAATGTCTGAGCTTCTCTTGATTCCCTTGCGTACCATCGAAAATTGGGAATCAGGCAAGCGCAATCCGCCCCTCTGGGCGGAGAACCTCATCGTTGAAAAATTACAGATGATGAGGAAAGAAAAATAATATTCTACAAGCTAAAAAAGGAGGGTAAATACCCTCCTTTTTTGATGCTCAAAATTCGCGCTGTTTTTCCAAAACTAAATGAGAAATTTTCCAAAACCATTTGCGCGCTTATAGCAACCGAGAGCCCCGCGCGGAACACATAGTAGAGGTACGACAGAAAGTGCTGCAGGGAGATATCGACCGAGATGGAAAGGAGTTTTGCAATGCGGGTCAGCTCCCAGAGGAGCAGCATCG